CATATGTGTCACTCTCCTCTTGTCCCCTATCTCCTCACACGTAGTTTGCGGCACGTACCAATCTTTCACAATAAAAGTATTGACAATGCCTACTAAACGAATAAAACTATATGCATCAGAATCCGTATTAGAAGAGTTTTACTCTGCTTTAGCGTCAAATGATGTAAGAGCCTTTCAGCGTGTACACATTCCTCGTAGTGACGTGTTCTACGTAAGAGCACATCTCAGTGATGTATTCCCTGATAAAGAGTTAACCTTAGATTACGTAGAGCGCATCATGTACCTTGAGGGTATGTTAGACCGTTCTGACGTATTAGACCCTGATAGAGAGCGAAGCTATGGCTAGAAACTACAAGAAAGAGTATGCTAACTACCAGGGTAAGCCTGCTCAGGTAAAGAAACGTGCTTCTCGTAATACTGCTCGTGCTACTCTTGCTAAGGGTGGTGTTGTTAAGAAGGGTGATGGTAAAGATGTACATCACAAGGATGGTAATCCTAAGAATAACAAGCGTTCTAACTTAACAGCAACTACAAAAGCTAAGAACCGTAGTTTCCCTCGTAATAGCAAAGCAGGTAAGAAGTAGTGGCTATTGATTATCGTGGAGAGAAGTTTGAAGGTTACAACAAACCCAAGCGCACCCCTAAGCATTCAACTAAATCCCACGCCGTACTTGCCAAGGAAGGTGATACCATTAAGCTCATCCGCTTTGGTGAGCAGGGAGCATCCACAGCAGGCAAGCCTAAAGCGGGTGAATCTGATCGCATGAAGAAGAAACGTGCAAGCTTTAAGGCTAGACACGCTAAGAATATTAAGAAGGGTAAGTTATCAGCAGCTTACTGGGCAAATAAGGTGAAGTGGTAATGGCATCTCCTACTCCTACAAACAAGAAGCTGTATGCTAAAGTAAAGGCTGAAGCTAAGAAGAAGTTTGACGTATGGCCTAGTGCTTATGGTTCTGCTTGGCTCACTAAGACATACAAATCACGTGGAGGTAAGTACCGTGGCACGAAGAACAACAAAGTCTCGTAGTCAACACGTACTGCCAAAAGCTAGAGGTTACGCTAAGGGCGGTTTAGGTAAGTGGTTTGGTGAAGAGTGGACAGACGTTAAGACAGGTAAGCCTTGTGGAAGACAGGCTGGTGACGGTAGGGACTACCCTGCCTGTAGACCAAAGGCAGTAGCCTCTAAGATTAGCAAGAAAGAAGCAGCAAAGAAGACAGGCCCAAAGAAAGTTAAGTGGTCTACAACAGCATCAGGGAGAAAACGTACATGAAATGTAACTGTGGTAAGGGTGGCGAGTGTAACTGTGGCGGTATGAAGATGTCTAAGAAGAAGATGGCATATGGCGGCATGGTTAAAAAGGGCTACAACAAAGGCGGTTTGTGTGGTGCATCTAACCCAGCAGCACGTCCAATGAAAAAGAGTAAATAATGAAGTATTATCATAAATACAAAGACGCCTTAGAAGCTAAGGGCTACCGTGTAGATGAGCATGGATATGTTTGGGACTCTATGGGTAATCAATCTGCAGGTGAAGACAACTACGGTAACGTACAGAGTAAAGATGAGAACGTCAACTACATCTGTTCAGAGGCCGATATTGCAGCTACTAAAGCTAAAAAACCTAAGAAAGCTAAAGCTAAACCAAAAGGAACTAAGTAATGGCCAAGATGTCTCTAAGAGCTTGGATTAACTCTCAGCAAAAAGCTAAGGGTCTATCAACAAAAGATGCTAAGAAAAATGCTGGTAAATACAGCAGTATTTCTGCAGCTAAGAAAGCTGGTAGCCTCTACTACACTGACAAATCTGGCAAGGTACAGATTGCAGCGTTTGCATCAGATTTAACAGCACCAGCTAAAGGTAAAACCGATAGTGCACCTAAGAAGTCACTTCGCCCTAAGGCTAAACCAAAGTCAGATGTAGCAAAAAGTATTACTACCCCAAGAGTAACAACGACTAAGCTTTCCAACAATAAGGGTGGAAGAGGTTCTGGTGTTATTGAGGTAGCTACACGAGCATTAGACAAGCCTTCTAAAGCTAAAAAGAAAACACCTTCTTCCTACACCTATAATCAATGGAAAAGTATGTCTCGTACTGAACGCAAAGAGGTTGGATTGCCTGTTTCCGTTATTGGTGGCGAACTTGGTTTCAAGCGTTTCAGGACAGGTCTTACGGGTAGAGATTATAAAATGACCCCAAGGAAAAAGTAAGTGTCCTTAAACAACCAAGGTAGACCAGCTAGAAGGAAATCTGTGTGGGGCCATAATACAGGCCTCACTACAGAGGATGTATATACATGCCCTCCTAACTGTACAGCTGAGATTAGCTACCTGCATGTACACAACGGTAGTGGCAACGTAAATATTGAGATTGAGTGGTATATATCAGATGATAATTATACTTCACATTTCTTAGAGGGTAAGAACTTAGGTGCTGGTGAGTATGTAACTTTCTCAGATATTGAGATTGTTCTTTCTGCTGGTGATAAGATACAAGTAACACCCTCCGCAGCAGGTCATGTAGACACTATCCTAACTGTTACAGAGACGTTCTCAGGCGTGTAGCGAATAACGGGTATGCAAACTTAGTAGAGGTAGATGTCTTATATTTGTGTATAACTATGTACGCCCTTAGCAATTTAGCTAGGTTTAACATAGGAAACACTACAATGTTCGCTTTTATCATCAAAAAATTCACAGACTTCTTGGCAGGTTTACAAAAGGCACAACAAGCTCGTGCAGACTACTGGATTCTCTCTAATATGTCAGACAAAGACCTTCATGACATCGGTATTTCACGCTGTGACATCCGCAATGTCGTGGCAGAAGGTTTTAAATAGTCTTGCATTTCTGATTTGTATGGGTATAACTACAGCATGTAGTAATTCAAATGTGGTCTTGCCTTCCTCTTGCCCTGCTAATGATAGCAAATGTCAACGGAACTTAGATGCACAAACTCTTACCTATATTGGTCAGAAAGACGCCGCTCTACAGCTTATGTGTAGTGACCCTGATCTTCGTGATGTTATCGGGGATGACTGCGCAGGCTGGTGATGTTACTGGTGACTTCTCTAATGGTTACGATAACTCTACTGTAGATAGCAACAACACTGAAGAGTCTGTGACTAATAACTACAATGCTACTGGTGCTGGGAGTGCTGCTCCTGTCATGAGTGCTATAGCACCTACAGTTATGGGTGGTGGTGGTAACGACAGTTGCTTAATGCCACGTAGTACGGGCATACAGGTTACGATGTTTGGTTTCAGTAATGGTGAGGCTATACAGGATGACTCTTGCAACAGACGCAAGAATGCTAGACTCTTAGGTGCGCCACAGCAAGTGGGTGGGTTAGGGTTACAGGTATCAGCTATATCTGTACTTTGTCAGGATCCTGTCGTTTTTAGAAGTATGATGTTAGCTAACACACCATGCCCTATCAACGACAGTAAGACGGGAAAGCTGCTCATGGGGAAAGCAGCAATAAATAAGTACAGAGAAAGCCCAGCGCTGTATATAGTTGGGTATGGACTTGATACAGAGTTTTGGGACACCCTTTTACGGGTAGGAGAGGAAGACACAGATGAAGAAGTTATTGAAGACAGCACTCCTAAGCTCAGCATTAGTGAGCGTTTCCGCAGCAGCAAGCGCTGAGTCTTTACCACCACCTGATTACTCAATGACGGGTCAAGAGAAGATTGACATGCTTATTGCTTCTATAGGTGATATTCAAGACCGTATTATTGAAAGTAGTGTTCGTACAGTTGGTGCGGTAGGTTACGCAGCTATTGGTGGTGTTGTAACAGACGATGCTCTGAATGATGGCTTAATTACTTCTGATGAGTTGCAGAACTACTTGCAAGCTAAAGACCTTGTACTTCAGCATGACTACGCTGTTGCTAATACTGCTGAACAGTTGTTTATGCAGGAACATGCAGCTAACATGAACAGTTTGAACACAGCAGTTGATAACCTCACTGCTGCTACTTCTGTTATTATGACTGCAGTAGAGGTTGCATCTGTAGCCAGTGAAGCAGATACGAAGCCTGAGCAAGTTGCTCTGCAGGGTATGATTGCTACAGATGAGTATTCTATTGACGCAGTAGAAGTAAATCAGTACAATGATGCTGTAGCTGCTGTAGAGGGTTATGCTCAACAGGCTGGTGCTTATATGGCTGCTGCTAACAGTGACGAACTAACAGCAAGCATCGACAGCTATGCAGTACAGAATAACTTTGTAGTAGGTAGCTACACAGCGATTACATATACTCAGTCTGTTGATGAGTTTGTAATTACTTGGGCAGAATCTGGATTTGGTACAGGTTGGCAAGGTTATCTAACACCAGAGATGAAGAGTGCTTCTGATGTGTATGCTGCAGGTGAATATATTATAGAGTACGGGGCAATGCCAACACAATGATGGACTTTGAGTTTAGCGTAGGCGGTTACAACATTAAGGGCTGGATGGTTGCAGTAGCACTTCCAGTTCTTTCTTCCGTTGCAGGTGGTGTGTGGTGGTCTTACGATACACTACAACGCTTCTACGGAGTTGAGGCTGGTATTGCAGAGGTTGTAGATAAGTCTGCCTCCTTTGACGCTAAAGCAGGTCAACTAGACAAGCGTGTTACATCTGTCGCTACAGATGCCCAGCGCAATCTTACACAGATTAATAATAATCTTAGTGGTGAGATCGTAGCACTAGACTCTTTACTGCTATCTAAGTACCAAGAGTTAGAATCTAAACTCATTGTGCGTATCCAGACTCTAGAGCAAGCTATCGCAGACAATGATGTGCGTGGGTTAAACCAGAAACTTGCACAGCTAAGCACAAACATGACACAGATCCTAGAGCAGCAGAAGCTTTTACTAGATCTTCGTAGCCAAGTGGATAAGGCTACAACTATTACAGACGGACTAGGTGACACACTCAAGACGCTTAACATAGAGATAGACGATATCTGGAAAGCGTATGATGAACTAGCCGATAATCCACTATAAGGAATTACTAATGGCACGAGCATTAACAGAACAGCAACAGCGCTTCTTAGATGTCCTCTTTGATGAGGCTGGAGGCGATGTAGTTGCAGCTAAGAAGATGGCAGGTTACGCCTCTGCCTCCAGCACAGCAGCTATTGTTGAATCATTGAAAGATGAGATTGGCGAGAAGACACGTACTTACTTCGCTCGTACTGCGCCCAAGGCTGCTATGGCTATGGTTGGCGCTTTATATGATCCTACTGAACTAGGCATTAAAGAGAAGATGGTAGCAGCAAAAGACTTGCTTGATCGCGCAGGACTTGGTAAGGTAGACAAAGTAGACGTAACATCTGGCGGTGGAGGTATATTCTATCTGCCACCAAAAGAAGGTTCAAACGAATAGTACCTGAAAGAGACTTAGGCTTTTGGCAGTTGCCACTACCTCCAAAGAAGCACAGTAAGAAATGGCATACTATTGTAAGAGTAACAAAACGTATACCCTTTGGTTACGAGTTACACCCTGACAATAATAAACTACTTGTACCTATAGAATCTCAACTAGAGGCTTTAGAACTTGCCAAGCGTCATTTAAAGCAGTATAGTTATCGTGCAGTAGCCCAGTGGCTAAGCAGAGAAACAGGTCGTAGTATAGGTCATACAGGCTTAAAGAGGCGCATTGAAGTTGAGCAAAGACGTAAAAAAACAATTACAATTAAGCGCAAGCTTGCCAAGTGGCTCAAAGAAACCCTTGAAGAAATCGAAAAGCTTGAAACCAAAGGTGTCGGGGCATACGCAGAAACTGACAGAGACAGTTGAAGTAGTCGCCACCCCAAAAGTAGATACTGTACCTGCACAAGTTAAAGCCCCTGAGTATGATGTAGATGCGGCTATGGATGTGGTATTCAAGCCTAACCCTGGCCCACAGACGCACTTTCTTAGTTCATCAGAGCGTGAAGTTCTTTACGGAGGTGCAGCGGGTGGTGGTAAGTCTTACGCTATGCTTGCTGACCCTCTACATGGTTTGAATGATCCTAACTTTAGTGGGTTACTTGTACGTCACACAACAGAAGAACTAAGGGAACTAATACAGAAGTCACAGGAGTTATACCCTCGTGCTGTACCAGGTATCAAATGGTCAGAAAGGAAATCCCAGTGGATCTCTCCTAGAGGAGGTCGCCTCTGGATGTCATATTTGGATAAGGATACAGATGTCACACGTTATCAGGGTCAGGCTTTTAACTGGATTGGATTTGACGAACTTACTCAATGGACTTCACCTTACGCTTGGGATTATATGAGATCTCGATTGAGGTCTGCACATTCTTCCACTCTAGGTCTATACATGAGAGCCACAACAAACCCTGGAGGAAGCGGCCATGCTTGGGTTAAGAAAATGTTTATTGATCCTGAAAGAGCAGGCAAAGCTTTTTGGGCTACACATTTGGAATCTGGTGAAACAATCACCTTCCCTAAAGGTCATAGTAAAGAAGGTCAGCCTCTATTTAAGCGCCGCTTTATTCCAGCCTCTCTATTTGATAATCCGTACTTATCTGACTCTGGCGACTATGAAGCGATGCTTCTCTCTCTGCCGGAACATCAGCGTAAACAGCTACTTGAAGGTAACTGGGATATTAATGAGGGTGCCGCTTTTCCAGAGTTTGATCGCAAAATACATGTTGTGGACTCATTTGAGATACCTGACTCTTGGGCAAAGTTTAGGGCTTGCGATTACGGTTATGGTAGTTACACTGGTGTTCTCTGGTTTGCTGTAGCCCCTGACGAACAAGTAATTGTGTACCGTGAGATGTATGTCTCTAAAGTTACAGCTTCTGATTTAGCCGATTTAATCTTGGAAGCAGAAGCAAGAGATGGTACACTAAGATACGGGGTGCTGGATAGTTCTTTATGGCACAACCGTGGCGACACTGGACCTAGCTTGGCAGAGCAGATGAATATGAAGGGATGCCGCTGGCGTCCGTCTGACAGGTCAAGGGGTTCACGTGTCGCAGGTAAAAACGAAATACACAGGCGATTAAAAGTGGATGAGTTCACTGAAAAGCCTCAATTAGTGTTTATGAGTAACTGTACAAACACTATTTCACAGATTCCTAGTATTCCTCTGGATAAGAAAAACCCAGAAGATGTTGATACTCACGCAGAGGATCACCTGTATGACGCTTTAAGATATGGTATCATGACACGTCCACGTAGCAGCATATGGGATTACAACCCAGCAAAACAACGCACTGGTTTTCAAGCTAGTGATCCATCATTCGGGTATTAATAAATGGCAGAACAAGAAGAAATGTTTGAAACAGATGAAGTCGTAGCTGCTGAAGGCAGTACGGACAGTATCTTTGAAACAAAGTCTAGCGTAGTTGCTTTTGTAGCTGAGCGTTACAAACGTGCAGAAGATGCTCGTTATGCAGACGAAGAGCGGTGGCTTAAAGCCTATCGTAATTATCGCGGTTTGTATAGTAGTGATGTACAGTTTACCGATACAGAGAAATCACGTGTGTTTGTTAAGGTTACTAAGACCAAGACCCTTGCAGCGTACGGACAGATCGTAGACGTACTGTTTGGTAATAACAAGTTCCCACTATCTGTTAATCCTTCTGTTCTTCCTGATGGTGTTGCTGAGTCTGTTCATATCAATGTAGACCCTAATGCTGCTGCAGCGGGTGATGCATTACGTCCTATTACTGAGCAAAAGCCTGCTGCACCTTACTTAATTGATGGTGTCACAGAGCTTAAACCAGGTGCTACGCTCTCAGACATGGCTAATCGCTTAGGTCCACTAGAGGATAAGCTTTCAGCTGTATCTGATAAGGTAGTAGAGGGTGACGGTACAACACCTACTACTGTTACATTCCACCCTGCTATGATTGCAGCTAAGAAGATGGAAAAGAAGATCCACGACCAGTTACAAGAGTCTGGGGCTTCTGTGCATCTACGCTCTATGGCATTTGAGATGGCTCTACTTGGAACGGGTGTTATGAAGGGTCCGTTTGCTGTAGATAAGGAATACCCTAACTGGAATGGTGAAGGTGAGTATGAACCTCTCGTAAAAACTGTACCAGAGTGTAGTCATGTTTCTGTGTGGGATTTTTATCCTGACCCAGAAGCCAAGTCTATGAATGACGCTGAGTATATTGTTGAACGTCATAAGATGTCACGTACGCAATTACGTGCGCTTAAGAACCGTCCCTACTTTATGTCTGACTCAATTAACTTAGCTGTTGATAAAGGTCCAGACTACATTCAGAAGTACTGGGAAATGACTATGGAGGATGATGATACACAACCATCCTCTGAGCGCTGGGAAGTACTGGAGTTCTGGGGTTTTGTAGATACAGATGTTCTAGAAGAGCATGGTGTAGCTATTCCTAAAGCTCTACGTGACCTAGACGAAGTAAACTGTAACGTATGGGTATGTAACGGAGAAGTAATTCGTTTTGTACTTAACCCATTCAAACCTACACGCATCCCTTACTACGCTGTACCATATGAGCATAATCCTTACAGCTTCTTTGGTGTAGGTATCGCTGAGAACATGGATGACACACAGACGTTGATGAATGGCTTTATGCGTATGGCTATTGACAACGCTGCACTATCTGGTAATCTTATCATTGAAGTAGATGAGACTAACCTTGTACCTGGACAGGATCTTTCTGTGTACCCAGGTAAGGTGTTCCGGCGTCAGGGTGGCGCTCCAGGTCAAGGCATCTTCGGTACTAAGTTCCCGAATGTTGCTCAAGAAAACATGCAACTATTTGATAAGGCACGAGTATTAGCTGATGAGTCTACTGGATTCCCTTCTTTTGCTCATGGTCAAACTGGTGTATCTGGTGTGGGCCGTACAGCTTCTGGCATTAGTATGCTTATGTC